TCAACATGAACTGTTCGCTATCTGCTGGAAGAGAGCCCATCTCTCCTCTCGGCCATTTAATACGAAATTCTGTATTCATAGTAACATCATTTTGTTGCATATGTTGTTGAGTTTCTATTTGATTTAACCGTTCAACAATACCAAAGTAAGCCCATGTGGCAACAGAAGCACCAGCGATCATTGAAAGGATATTTCTTAATGGTAACGCAACTTCTGTGTTATCACTGATTTTAGCCATATTATATTCTCCTAATACTATTTATATTCATTCAATCTTTTGACATTAATAATAATATGACACGAAAGGGAGGACAAAATTTTGACTTTCTGCCCCCCCTTTTCTCTTGACTATTTAGTAGTCTTTTAAGATAGTATAAAAAATACCGTTACGGAATTACTCGTTTGCTAACTTCTGGAAGTAAGACATTGTATCATCTTCTTCCCCTTCATCAACAATAATTGGCTCTACTGGTTTAGTATCAACCACTGGAGCAGCTGTAGGCTCTGGGTCTTTAGTAATACTTTCCATGACATTACCAACTGTAGTAGTTCCAGAAAGAACAACATCAAGACGAGCTTTTAGTTCTTCATAAGACTTAAAGTTAGTTGGAGCACTAAACTCACTTAGAGCATATGCTTTTTTCCAAACATCTTCAATCTGTCCATCATTATCAAACATTGCAGATGGTGCTTCAAACTCTGATTTGTCATAGTTCCAATAACCATCAACTTTACGAATTTTCAATTTAAAGTTAGCACCTTCCCAAAAATCAAATGGGTTAACAGGTGTTTCATCTTCAAATTCTGGTTGCATTGCTGCCATCAGTTTATCAAAGATTTTTTTACCGTATCGAAATAAGAAAACTTTACCCTCATTTTGTGGGTTCTTCGAGTCACTTACTACATAGATATTAGAAAAATATTGTAGTTTTCTTTTTTGTTTACGAGCAATTTCTTTGTCTGATTCAAGACCAGTGTTCCAATAAGTAGAGTTTAGTTCTGACACAGGATCAGCTTTACCAATTGTAGTCAAAGAGTTTTCAATATACCACTGACCAGTTGGCCCTTGGAATGCATGATTGAAAACTTTTGCCCAAGGCATATCTTCACCTTCCACTGCAGGAAGAAAACGAATTACAGCATAACCATTACCAGACTTATCAAGCTCTGGTTTCCACAATCTTTCGTCTTTGTATGATTTTTTCTCTTGAGGTGCATTCTCTTGTTGAACTGCACCAAGAAGTTTATCAAGCGAGTTAGTTCTTTTTAACGTATCTAATGACATTTATTGTCTCCTTATGTTAACGTATGTTTTTGTTTTAGTTCTTCGTATGTTAATGTGGCCTTGAAAGTTTCAAAATCTGTTCCAACCTTATAAAATTTTACATCAGGAAAATCCCTTTGTACCATCTTAAACTGGTTATCCCAATTTATCGTATTAAAGCCACGACTGTTTGCGGGTAGATAATTATCACTACCCTTATATACATTATTTATAGGTTTATTGTAGTCACTTCCATCAAACCCTAACATATATATTTCTTTTGCACCCTCTTTACAAGCAAGATATAGTGCAGTGTTTCCAGCTGACCATCCTTTAGGATAATCAATATTATTTACTTTATCGTTTCCTTGTTCTTCTACCCAAGTTACATACAATCCAACATCTTTTCCAGCTTTTCTTTTAAAGTCATCCACATCTACATTTGGATTATGTTGTAACATTTCTTTTAAATTATTTTCGACAGTCTCCCATGTTTTTCCTTGTACTACACAAGAGGTTCTATCTTGTTTTGGTGAGAAATACACCCAATCTTTCCAATGGTCTAATATCGTATCTGTATCAAATTCTGGTGGTAATACTTCCCAATCAGCAAACCAACATTTATATTTCATTGGATAGTCTGATTTATATACCTCTTGTTGCATAGGATAATCTATTACAACCAAATTGTCAACAACTAAATCGCGATAGATTGCATTACATCCCCATGAGACATAATTACCACTTGGTAATTCTTTTGGTCTTGATTCACCATTTCCAAAAACTAAATGCACTGTCATTCTGATCTTAATGCCTTCCAAGATACAGGAAAATTTTCTTTGGATAATGAGTCAATCATATTTGCAATTTGTTGTGTTTCTAATTGTGTATCTGATTTACATCGTAAGTTACACACACGAGCAAATGCTATCAATGTACCACTCCAATACCACTCAGTGTATAAATTCTGTGGTAAAATCATTCTAGCTAATTCTGGAGCAATGTTAACCTTTAACATATTATTATATGTCTGTTTTAAAAACTCAATCGTAGAACCTAGTTCGTATTTTATAGTTTCATCAGATGATCCTTGTTTTTTATCTTCAGCCTTTAATCTCCATTTTTTAGGAACATAAAATTCTGGTTCGTCATCAACGTATCTGCGACTAACCTCATTCCACACTAAACCAACTTGATGTTTCACTAATTGTCTAGCAACAAAAATTGGTGCCTTTATATGAAACTGTAAAGATGCATGACCAAATGGACTCCAATGATCGTGTTTGGCAAGATAATTAATTAATTTTTTGTCTTTATCTTTTAAAGTCTGTTCGTATACAGTGGATGAATTTTCTTTTTCCACCCACTCTAGTTCAGATTTTTTTGCAAAAGAAACTCGGGCAGCATTTACTACTGATAAATCACTGCCCATATGATCAATGAGTTCTACGTTCATTAAACCTCTTCTGATTATTTTGGTTATTTTTTCGTACAGGACGATAACCCTTAGGCCACTCTGGTTGGCGTGATGCAAGTAGTTTGCATCGTTCTCTAAGCTCCTCATTTTGCTTAGTTAGTTCTGCACAATCGTATTCAAGTTTTTTAATACGATTTTTTAATTGAATGCCTTCTAAAGCATCAAATGCATTATTACCTTCAGACATTAGAAACTACTCCTTTTTCTAGTTTATAAATTCTATACTACACTATTTTTAATTCAATGTCAAGAACTAAATTGGCAATTGTGCTTGTTTTTCTAAATAATTTAGCTCTCTTGCATTTGCCTCAATCTTTTCTTTAAGACCTTTAGTTATGAGTCGACCTACTGTATCTGGTTCTATTTCATTTTTTTGACAATAATCTAATACTGCATCCATGTGAGAAATACGTTTCTCTTTAGCAATATTTTCTATTTCTAGTGAGAATTTTTTTGGTGTTTGTACTAGAGCTTCTACTACAACTGTTGGTTCTTGCATTTTAATACCTCATTTTTATTTTAAATTAATTGCAAACGAAATGCTATATCTTTTTGAATTATCTACTGTAGGTGTGACATAATGTTCTACCCATGCAGGAAATAATACAAGTAATGATTCTCTTGGTATAATATAAAAGTTTCCAGTAAAATATTTTTTATTACTCATTTCAAACTTTACCATTCTTTTAGCAATGTTTCCATCTTTACATACTAGTGCACCAGGCACAGCTGGAACTCCATATCCAGAATATTCATTTATATCAAATTCATTTAAATTATCCTTTTCAACTATTCCTTTTGGGTAATAAACTCCACTCCAAATAGTTCTGCCACTTCCATGTATGTGTGGATTACTAAATCCCCCTGCAGCAAAACACATATTTGCCCAAAGACTTTGTATAACCAAATCTTCTCCCTCTGAAACCCCACTAGCGTGAATAATAGGTTTTGCTGTCATTAATATAAGTTTGGCTAGTTCTTTAAAGCTTGAATACTTACGTTCTAAGATAGCATGAGATTGCCAACCAGAACTGTTTTTTGCAAAAGTTCTTTTTTTACCATCATTAACCGATTTTTCTTTTTCAATATCTCTAATTAAATTTGAGTTAAGCTTACGAAATTCTTCACCAAAATTTACATAACCAAATGGAATTGGAAAAATAGGATAAAATTTAGGATTTATTTGTACCATTCAATTCTTTCATTTACAAAATGTGGAGCTAACCGTGGCTCCACGCGCACCTATTAAGTAGTGACCCTTCGTGATACCTTCTGCGTAATTGCAAGGTTGTACCACTTCACCTTTATAGTGCATTGGTAGGACTAGGTTTACCTACATCTCGCCACTGGAAGAATACCAATGCTCCCTCGACTTAAACCACCGTCTTTCCCGCTAAGGATGAGCCGCTAAACTCGACAGTATACCTTATCCCCTTCTCCCAGAGATTATTCAGTCACAATGCGGATTGGCCGTCGCCAAACTCTAAAACTGGTGACACTTTTCTGTTGCTAGGTAAGTGCCCAACCCCCTGTGTTATGCAGCTAGTGCGTAACCAGATGGTGCAAAGTTATCGTTTGCATTTAGTAGTTTTGACCAATAACGCAGTCATCCGATAGTTCTACTCGCCTCTATCCTTGTCAGTCGATCCTAGTTCGCCCCCATCAAGAACACTAGACTACTTTATAGTCCTCTGCAAAGGAAAGCAATTGCAGCTGCTCTCTAGTGTTCATGGTGGAGGCGATGGGTACTGCCCCCATGTCCTGTCCAATTGTCGAATTGTATCAACAAACTATATACTATTTATAACATAAAATAGAATCAATGTCAAGGGCATTTATAGCGCCATTCCTTTTTGTTTAAGATTAAATATTTCTAAACCTTTTCCTGTGGATAATACACAGGCCATTTCTGGATTTAAAATTTCTATGAGAGTCCAACCATTTGTTTCTTGATTGTATGCTATGACGTACTGCGATGGAAAAAAAGTTCCATCATCTCTCATGGAAGTTCCATTACCTTTAATAAATGGTGCTTCTCCATAATCTTTAGATTTACTTATTATATCTTCAAGCAACCCACATATAACAGGTTTTTTAGAAATAAAAGTTTGTGCATTTACTGGATGACAACTAAATAGGAGCACCAGTGAAATCATCGTTATTGTTTTTAACTTTTTCATTTTTCATTTCCCACTCTAAGACGGTTTGTTCAATTAAAGGAACGTATTCTTTTTTGTCTTTTACAAACTCTTGAACAACACCATCAGACGTTACAACTAATATACAAATCTGATTGATTTCAATACCAGTTCTTTCTTCAAACATTTCAGCATAGGCAGAAGCTTGAATATAGTAATTTTCATTCCACTCATCATTACGTTCTTTTGAAGATGTTTTAAAATCTATGATAGAAAGTTTACCATCAAACTCAGCAACACAATCTACTCTACCTGCAACTTTATATTTATCAGAATACAAGCCACATTCTTGTGCACGAATGTTATTTATTCTATGTAAGACTTTTTTTTCTAGTTGACCAAATAAACAGTATGGTAAAAACTTTTTCTCATGTTCTTTCATGTCCTCATTATTTAAATAGTCTTCACACATATGATGAACTGCAGTTCCTCTGGCTGCAGATGTTCTTGCAACGTAGTTCGCAACATCATCACCAACTCGTTTTCTCCATTCAAATAAGCCCTTTTTATTTCTTACAGAAAGTACAGTTGTGATTGATGGATAAAAGCTTCCAT